GTGGTGTTTACAGCCCCCTGTTGACAGAAGCTGCCATCAGGTTCCAGTCAGAGATGATCACGGAGACTTTCCCCGCCCAAGGTCCGGTCAAGACGCAGATCATCGGGGCCATTGATCGTCTGAAGGAAGACGCAGCAGAGCGTGTCCGCGACGACATGAACTACATGCTGACCGAGAAGATGATCGACTACCGCTCAGAGCATGAGCGCATGCTGTACTCCCTGGGGCTCTCAGGAGCAGCTTTTAAGAAGATCTACCCCAACCCGAGCACGGAGCTGCCCGCAGCGCCGTTTGTACCGGCAGAAGATCTCATCATGCCTTACGGGGCGTCGAACGTATACACCGCAGAGCGCGTGACGCACATCATGCGCAAGACGGAGAACGAGCTTAAGAAATTGCAGGTTGCGGGGTTCTATAAGGACGCTGAGCTTGGGGAACCTGTCAGGTTCTTCACCGACATCGAGAAGAAAAAGGCAGAAGAGCAGGGATACACGCTGACCGATGATGATCGGTATCAGGTGCTTGAGATCCACGTAGACTGGGACATGCCGGGGTACGAAGATGAAGTTCCTTTGCCGTATGTGGTCACGGTTGAAAGAGGCACTCAGACGGTTCTGGCAATCCGACGAAACTGGGAAGAATCAGACAAAAAGAAGCTCAAGCGACAACACTTCGTTCAATACACGTACATCCCTGGGTTCGGGGCCTACGGACTCGGGTACATCCATCTGATCGGCGGCTACGCCCGAGCAGGCACTTCCATCATCCGACAACTGGTGGATGCTGGCACCCTGTCCAACCTGCCCGGTGGTCTGAAGAGCCGTGGCCTGCGGATCAAGGGTGACGACACACCTATCGCCCCGGGCGAGTTCAGGGACGTGGACATCCCCAGCGGGTCGGTCAGGGACAACATCATGCCCCTGCCGTACAAGGAGCCAAGTCAGGTCCTTGCAGCCCTGCTGGAACGCATCACAGAGGAAGGCCGTCGCCTTGCTGCCATCGCGGATCTGAAGGTCAGCGACATGAGCGCACAGGCCCCGGTGGGCACCACGCTGGCTATTCTTGAGCGCCAACTCAAGACCATGAGTGCAGTGCAGGCTCGTGTGCACGCCAGCTTGAGGATGGAGTTCAAGCTCCTGAAGGGAATCATCCGCGACTTCCTTCCTGCAGACTATTCCTACACGCCAGAAGGCGGCGACCGCTCGGTCAAGCAGTCAGACTACGACCTCGTAGAAGTGATCCCCGTCAGTGATCCAAACGCAGCCACGATGGCGCAGCGGATCATGCAGTACCAAGCTGCACTCCAACTCGCACAAGGCGCACCGCAGATCTACGACCTGCCTCAGTTGCATCGGCAGATGCTGGAGGTGTTGGGCATCAAGAACGCTGAGCGGTTGGTTGCCGTGCCTGAGGATCAGAAACCCCAGGACCCCGTGACGGAGAACATGAACGTGCTGCGGGGTAAGCCGGTCAAGGCGTTTGCGTACCAAGACCACGAGGCACACCTCATGACGCACCAAGCGTTCATGCAGGACCCCAAGATCATGGCAACGCTGGGTCAGAACCCGATGGCGCAGCAGATGATGGCTGCACTCATGGCGCACATTGCAGAGCACGCTGCGTTCGCATACCGGGCTCAGGTCGAGATGGCCTTGGGTGTGCCCCTGCCCACGCTGGATGAGGAGGACAACGCGCCGATTGCGCCTGAGGACGAGAAGGCCCTGGCCCCGCTGATTGCTGCCGCTGCACAACGCACGATGGTGCAGAACCAAGCGATGGCTGCACAGATGCAGACTCAACAGCAGGCGCAGGACCCCGTCCTGCAGATGCAGCAGGTGGAGCTTCAGTTGAAGCAGGCCGAGGTGCAACGCAAGGCTCAGAACGACCAGATGGACTTCCAGATTGCGCAGCAGAAGCTGCAGCTTGAGGCACAACGCTTGCAGCTTGATGCCCAGAAGAACCAGGGCGAAGACCCCCGGCTCAAGGCCATGCGGGCGCAGCAGGAGCTTCAGCAGAAGGAGCAAGCACATCGCCAGAAGCTCAGCCATCAGGCTCAGCAGCAACAGATCAAGCTGCAACAACAGGCTATGCGGGCCGCGCAATCTCGTCCGCAACCTAAGGAGTAACACATGGCTACCACTGCGTTTGACGTGGTTGTTAAGGAAATTGAGGAGCGCCGTGAATCCATCGCACAGGCGCTTATCTCAGGCTCGGCAAAAGACTACGCCGAGTACAAGTTCATGACGGGTGAGATCCAGGGTCTCTCACGCGCTCATGCTTTCATAACCGACCTTGTGCGAAAGATGGAAAACGACGATGAGTGAAATCCTCCTGAGTGACGGTGCAAACACCACGGTACTGCCGCAAACCGACGAGGAAAAGGCCCGACAGGTGCCTGATCCGGTGACCTACCATTTGCTCTGTGCGTTGCCCAAAGCGGAAGAAGAGTACGAAAGCGGCCTGCTTAAAGCAGGGCAGACCATGCACTTTGAAGAAGTGCTGAGTCCAGTTCTGTTCGTCGCCAAGATGGGACCAGACTGCTACAAAGACCCTCTTCGGTTCCCTTCAGGTCCGTCCTGCAAGGTGGGCGACTTTGTGCTGGTTCGTCCCAATTCTGGGACGCGGCTGAAAATCCACGGCACTGAGTGGAGGGTCATCAACGACGACAGCGTTGAAGCGGTTGTCCAAGATCCTCGTGGTATCCAGAAGGGAGGACGCTGATATGTCGGATTTCAAATTCCCTGACGAGATTGAGGCCGAAAAGCCTACGGAAGAGAAGCTGCAGATTGAGATCGAAGGCGAAGGCAACACCGAGATTGAGGTTGTTGACGACACGCCAGAGGTAGATCGCAACCGCAAGCCCATGAAAGAGGCCCCCGCAGAGGTTACCGACGATGAGTTGGAGCAATATTCTGACGGGGTCAAGAAGCGCATCCAGCACTTCTCCAAGGGGTATCACGAGGAGCGTCGAGCCAAGGAAGCCGCCCTGCGCGAGCGGGAAGAGGCAGTGCGCCTCGCTCATAGCCTTGTTGAAGAGAACAAGCGCCTTCAGGGCAGTTTGGGCCAAGGCCAGCAGGCCCTTCTTGAACAGGCCAAAAAGGTTGTTCAAAACGAGGTGGATGCTGCTAAGCAAAAGCTGAAGGAAGCGCACGAAGCGTTCGATACCGACAGTATTGTTGCGGCGCAAGAAGAGTTGGCAAAAGCGGTCAATAAGGCTGAACGCATCAATAACTTCAAGCCCCCTGTTGCAAAGCCTGCGGAACCTGTGGTACAACCCGCTCCAAGCGTTGCGCCGCCTCCTGTAGACGACAAAGCCCGTGCGTGGTTAAAAGCCAATCCGTGGTTCGAGACGAACAACAGGATGAGGGCGGTAGCGCTAGAGATCGACAAAGAACTTGTAACAAACGGAGTGGACCCAACAAGCGACGAGTACTACCAACGGATCAACAACGAGATCCGTCAAACTTTCCCAGAAGCGTTTACCTCTGAGAAGCGTAAGTCGTCGGTTGTAGCGCCCGCCACGCGAAGCACAGCGCCCCGAAAAATCGTGTTGACGCAATCACAAGTTCAAATCGCCAAGCGGCTCGGACTGACCAATGAGCAGTACGCCCGTGCGGTTGCGGAAGAAATGAGGAAACAAAATGGCTGAACGTAATCCCCGTGAATTGGACACCCGAGCAAAGGCTGAGAGGCCCAAGCAGTGGATGATTCCTGATGTGCTTCCTCAAGTAAACGAGGAGCCTGGATATGCCATGCGTTGGATTCGTGTGAGTACCCTTGGTAACGCCGATCCTCGCAATGTTTCCATGAAGCTGCAAGAGGGCTGGGAGCCCGTCAAGGCTAGTGACCATCCAGAGACGTATGTTGCGGAGACCGGCGCGGGCCGCTTTCCGGACAGCATTCAGATCGGTGGCCTGATGCTTTGCAAAACACCGAAGGAGTTCGTTGAGCAGCGGTCTGCTTTCTTTCAGCGTCAAGCTGATGGGCAGATGGCGTCAGTGGACAACAACTACATGCGCGAGAGCGATCCCCGGATGCCTCTGTTCAAAGAGCGCCGCTCTGAGGTTTCGTTCGGACGCGGTTCGTAATTTAAGGAGTTTCAGATGGGATACCCCACGATTGATGCACCTTACGGCTTCAAACCCGTAAACCTCATTGGTGGTCAGGTATTCTCAGGTTCTACCCGAGAGTACCCGATTGCCTACAACTATGGCACTGCCATTTACTACGGTGACTTTGTCCAGCTTTCGAGCGGCTTTGTGACCATCCTGGCCAACACCATCACGGGTAACGCTGCGGTTGGTGTGTTCCTGGGCTGCTCGTACACCGATCCGGTGACCAAGCAAAAGCGGTTCTCCCAGTACTACCCTGCCAACACCCTGGCTGGGGACATCGAAGCCATCATCTGCGACGACCCGGATACGGTCTTCAAGGCTGCTGTGGTGACGGCTGCTGGTACGGCTACCATTGCTTCGGCAACGCAGCTTCTGGTCGGTCAGAACATGGCGGGTAACACCACCACGGGTTCTTCCGCGACTGGCAACTCTGCTGGCGGTGTGGTTGCGGCTTCGTCCTCGACTGGTAACTTCCGCGTTCTGGGTCTCGTGCCTGATACGCAGATCAATACGGGCTGCACCTACGTCAGCGGCACCGGCTCAACGTCCATCGTTGTGTCTGGTCTGACCGTTGGTCAGGTGATCCCGGTTGGCACGGATATGTACCAGTTGGTGGCGGCTACGGGCCAGTTGCAGTGGATTGGCGTTGTCAGCACTGCTGCTACGGTTTCGTCCGCTACTTCGCAGACCCTGAC